CCCCGATAACTGACACCATGAAATCCCATACCAGACGGTACTGTTTCATCATGGCGTATAAACATATCTGTTTTGATACGTCTGAAGGTTGGGTGGTGATTGCCTGTACCAGCGTTTCATCGTTTAAGGCATCTAACCTACGCAGGCAGGCAAGAGCCATCTTCCGCACAGACTTCTCTGTCGGGTACTGAAACAAATTATCTGAAACGATGCGCTCTGCCGCTTCGTCTGCACTAAGTCCTTCACAGAGAAGTTTTGCTGTAGTGCGCACCTCATAAAATAAAAATTGTTCTCGTGTTATGGCAGCATTGTATGGGCTTGCGCTCTGCAATGTTGTCTTTGCTTTTTGTGCCATCTAATTCCTCCTGTTGGCATTAATCATTGTTCATCTGGCGCATCATCTGATGTTGTTTCCATGATATCGCTGATGTGACAATTTAACGCCGTGCATATTCTTAAAAGGACATCTGTCGTGATATTTTCACCTTTGCCAAGCTTCGCAATAGACGCAGTGCTAATGCCACTCAATTCTCTCAACTCTTTTTTGTTCATACCTTTATCAATAAGCAACTTCCATAACGGATTATAGCTGATACGCATCTCGTACCTCCATATATCTACAAATGCAAAATTAATAGTTAACTTTCAGGTTTCTCCGGCTATTTTACTACAAGTGCTTCTTACGCCCAAGGCCAGACAAACAACTCTCCGCCAGGTTATCATCTTCAAGATTGGCATAGATGTGTATTTCTTGCAATATAAGATACCTCCTCAAGATTACCGTGTATAACCACGTCCAGTGTGGAACGATAAAAATGTCTTTTCCTATATATTAAGCCTAATGAAGTAAAAAGCACATCAAGATACAGATATACACTTTATAAAGAATATCACAGAGTCCACCGACTGTCAATTTCATATTCGTCATCGCAAATTTTTATTGAGCGATGCAAAAATTCAATTATTAGTAACTTGATTGAAACCGCGCTCAACTTATAATCGTGAAGTAAAATTTAAAATCCCCCTTTTAATAAAAAGGGGGATTTACGCCTGCACATTTGAATGATATTCTAATTTGAGAAAAAATAAATCCCTTTTGCATATTACCCTTATGGTATTTAGCCATAAGGGTAATTATCACCTGCTTTTATTTTATAAAACTAATTCTGTCTTCATGGCAAGAATATTTGTAAATATGATCAGACAGGACATCTTCTTCCGGCACTTCACTCTCGTTTATCTGACCCACCATATTCTGTAGTTCCCCATAGTCCAGGTTTCCCTTGTCTGGAACCAATATAACCTCATTGACACTGGACGGCAATATAATAATATCCGACCCTTGCGAAACAGCGAATTCCTTCAGACAGTTATCATATAAAATACAGCCCGCACCATTGATCTGCCTTTTATTCGTAAGTACATACATGGACGGCCTCTCCGAATCAATATCCAGAAAATCTTCCAGTACCTCATCCACACACATCTCATCAGGAAGTTCCTTTAACATATCATGCATAATCGCCTTCATAGTTTTAATCTCAGGCGGCAGTAATACGGAAGTATTTTCCTTTGCCAGTTGATAAATCTCATCCTTTGTTACTCCCCACACCTGTATGTGGGAATTGTGAATCAAAGCAGTCATCTGTCCTTCTTTATTCTCATCTAAAATAAGATAAAAAATCATTGCCAAATCCAAAAATTCAAAAGACGGCACATCCTTTAATAGCTCCTGATTTTTTTCCTTTTGTATTAACTTATAGACAATCTTATTTTTCAGATTATTAAAATCCAACAGTCCATTTAAATCTCCAGGAGCGATGTCCATATTCTCCTTATATGCGGCTATGATATCCTCTAATATTTCGGACAGTAACATTCCCTGCATAAAGTGCATAAAATAGGAGTTTAAATATATTGTCGGAGCAAAGTTCTTGTCTACTTTTCTGATTATTAATCCATCCAGCACAATCCCGTTATTTTTAGTAACTTTCTGAATACTTATATCATATTCGCTCCCTAATTTTTGCTGTATAGCTATCTTGACTTCCTCCAAAAACTGATTATAATCCATCTCTTCTTCCTCCATTATCTTCTGTTTTCTGGTAAATAAAAAGAAGCCTCCATCCGGATGTGCTCCCGTATAAATATCTGTATTCATTTCTCTATCCATTACTTACAAACAAACACTTCAAGCAATTTCCTGCTAATTAGGTAGCAGTATCACACTTATCACCTTCCATTAGTTCTTCATTCTGTACCTCACTCATATCAATGGAAAGCTGTGTTTTCACTGTTTCGTCCAGAGTAATGGCTTTCTGAAAATCCGACTTAACAGGCGCATATTTTAAAAGCTGTTTAATCACTGTCTTCTTTGCCATTCCTTCATAGTTACTTTTCCAGGGGCTGAATTCAGAAGTAAATGCTTTTGAATAACGCATGGCATAAGAATCAACATAGCTCTTGCTCATAACTTCAAATCGAAAACCACCGTTATCTAATCTAAATATCGCGTAAAAAGCCCGGATTTCTCCAGGCTCATCAAAAGTTGGACGATGTATCAAAGATGGATGAAGTCCCAGCTCGTAGGAAAATTCATCATTCTCATAGACCACCTGCGCCTCAATGCTCTGCATCCGGTCGTTACGATATGCTAAGTCTATCAATCCACGATATCCCAACTGGAATTGACACTCCAGCGCACCCTTGTTTTTATAGGGAATCAGATATGCCTGTCCCAGTGGTGTATTAGGTTCTAGCCCAAGTTGTGCGGCATTCATCAAAGCCGCAATAAAACTCATAGGAGTACATTCCCCCAACTTAGGAGTATTATTAATTGCTGACAATGCCATACGAGAAAATCTTTCAGGCGTAAGTATGCTGGGAAGTGCTCGCTTGATTTCTGGCTCCAACGCCTTTACCATGTCAACGATTGTCATGTTTTTTGTCAGTTTTACGGACTGTCCTCCACTTCCTGCCGCCCTTTTCTCCAACTCCTGTTTCACATCTGCCATATATATCACTCCTTTCACTAAAACAGAACCATCCTGCTTTCCGTAAGATGATCCCTCTCTAATGTTCCAAAAACTAAATTAGCATTGTTTAAGCAACCTTTACGGTAAAACGCCTGGACTGGCTACTTTTTGCAAAATTCCGGTAAAGATCCGGACGTTCCTCCTTTAACCGCTTGCTATCGATCCTGACCGTATCCACATTACTCCAGGTAACTCTGTAATTCTCATTAAATGCTATTTCATATTCTCCCATGTAAAGCTTGATCTGCTGCTCAATTTGGTTCTGCTCTTGTGTTAGTTTATTTGTCAGATGAATAATTTCTTCTCGCCTTTTAAGCTGTTCATTTAAGTTAGCGGAAAGAGGGATAGACTTTTTAACAGCTGAAGGAAAATAACGGTTAATCACTTCATTTGAAATGCCACTGCCATCAGGATCAGGCATATTTCGGGTTAAAACATGATTCTCCCAGAAGTCCTGCTCTATAGTAATAAGATTTTGTATCAGCTCCTCATCCCTGTCGATTCTTTTAAACTTAAACTCCTTTCCAAGTATCACGACAGCCAGATACCACGCTTTAGCACCAGTCACAGCCATATAATGGTGACATTGGAGTTCATAATGAGCCGGTACGGAATTTTCCACCCATTTATCTGCACTGTATGCGCTTGCCGTTTTACATTCCAACCCCATATTTTCTCCGGATATCAAACGGTCTACATTTGCCAGCATAAACGGATATGTCTCACTTTGATACATGACATTAGAACGGCGTACCTTCAAACCAGTTTCTTCCATAAAACGCCGAGCCACATAATCTTCCAGATCACGCCCTTGTCTCATAGATTCATTGTCAAAATCTTCTGTCTCTAAGCTTGTCTTTTCATAGTAAACGCTCATTGGACTCGCATAGGGATTCAGTCCGCAAATCGCCCCGGCATCTGACCCGCCAATCCCTGCCTTTCTTAATCGAAGCCACTCTTCATGAGTTAAATCTGTTGTTGAGATTTTTATAGACATAGATGCCTCCTATTTTTCTAAAATCATTTTGCTCTCTTATTTATTCTTTTGAAATTTTCCTCTTATGCTGCATCATTAGAATTGTACGGTTCAATCAGCCCTGATTCCTTGAAGCTATAAAAGCTAAACTCTCCTATTATTAGATGATCAAGCAGAGGAATACCAAGCAATTTTCCGCTTTCTCGGATTCTTCCTGTAACCATATGATCCTCATGACTCGGCTGTGGATCTCCAGATAAATGGTTGTGGAAACAGATTACATAGGAAGCATTGTTCAGAAGTGCATGTTTGAAAATATTTCTCACATCCACCATACAGGTACTAATTCCACCTACTGCCACAATTTCCACTGCCATAGGTTCCAATTTTACATTCAAAGACAGAACGGCAACTATTTCCCGGTCCGACATTTCAAACAAAGGTCTCATCATATCCACTGCTTTTTGGGGACTTGTAAACGGTGATAATCCACATAAGCTTTTGCTGTCTTTTACCATTTGAAGATGAACAATTCCTATTCTCTTCTTGATTTCAGGCTTACTCATCAAACCCGTAATTTTTTCTATCTGAGTTTTTTCTTTCATTAATCTTTCCCTCTCTAAAATAAT